CCTGTTGTCTCGATCCAGACATGAGCACCACAACTAAGTGGTTTATCTGGACGATACACAACCTCGCAATGACCATCAATTTTTACTGAATGACCATAAGTATTACTTCGACTATTCTTTACTGTAATGACCGGATTAGTTTCTCCGGTCTTACGATTTGCCTTTATAACGTGTTGGTTAATGTGAATTCTAGTTTTAAGCATCTCTACCCCTTAAAAGGATACATCTCCCGATGTCTCTGTTATGAATAAAAACCCCTCATCATTTCCTTCAGGATCTTTAGAAACTGCTACAGAAATAGTTTTGGGGTTGTCATTTTTACGCATATTTTCCATTACAAGAGTTGGAAACCCATCTTTGTATTCATATCCAACTACTTGATAACCTATTAATCCTTTATAATACTCTGTTGGATAATCTACCATGTTTCTTTCTCC